TTTTGCTTGGCTTGCTCCTCCTGCTCCAGTATTGCGTACACCTTCTCCTCGGATAGACCCAAGAATCGAGTATCGCAGTACCAATCTGGGATGTACATCTTCAACTCGCGAATGATCAGATTGATCACATAGTCGCAAGCAATACCCCAGAGCCTTTCATTGCGGTTGCCCCTCCGGTAGTTGTGACCCAGAGCGACGTGTAGTAGCTCATGGAGAAACAGAGGGAATCGAGATTCCCGGGGCAGACCCCAATACCACGGAGCATTGACGTAGATACACTTCCCATCGGTAGCTGCGGTAGGCAGCTTGCGGCCCATCACTTGTCCATCTGTCACGACCAGACTGTTAAGCCTGCTCAACAAGATGGCGTAAAGGGGTTGCTCGGAGAAGATCCTCGTTCGATGTTGCTTGATGTCTCGTTCTACAAGCTTGACTAGATCCTGCATTTAAATTCTCCTTATCGGATAGCGTCAAGGTAGTCAGCGATGAAAGCAGCTTGGGCATCTGTCCTTTCTGTGAATGCGGGGTTGTTCTTCTTGCACACGACCCATCCGTATGCAGCGTAGGTCTCCGGCAGTCTTCGGAGATACTGGAGTACCGCCTCGACTTCTTCCTTGGTGATATCCTCACCACGACCACGCACGCCTCTCGCAATGTTCATCATTACGGCGTAACACTGGTCCGGGGTAGTGATGGACGGGACCATCGGATCCCCACCCGGAGCCACGACCTCCTCGTAGAGCGGCACCTTCTGGGCCAGCTTGCACCAGCCCCACCAGTGATTGAACTGGGCGGCACCGATTAGACCAGATGCGTAGGTTCTGATCGTATCCTCATCGTCAGTAATCTTGAGGATGTTACTCAGCTTCGACCACGATCGAGGGCTGGGCTGGTTCGGGTCAGCAGCCATCGGATCAAACCGGTGAAACGCTGAGCCTTCACTGTCGATCCCATCGACTGCGCCCCCTGCTGAGTCCCGCATCGTGTAGTGCAGATACCCAGTAATGCGATCGTCGATATCCCAATCCTCGATCGCAAGCTCAAGCCATGTGGGAAACAACTCCTTCTCCACAGAGATGTACGGAGAATCCTTGAGCGCACCCTCTCGCTTGTTCGCCTGATCATCATTCAGGACGTGAACATCTGCGGCTCTCTGCCTGAGAGAAAGGACCACTTCATTTGCACCACAGTTAGATCCGGGGTGGTTTGATGCAAACACATACCAGACGTTATCCGCCTTGCGTTTCCCACCAAGCTCACCATCCTCGACCATCGACTGGATCGCGGTCTGCTGCTCGTCGCCGGAGTTCGCCACCTCGTCGAAGAACACACAGATACCGTCGTATCCCTCCGCTTCCGGGATGTTGTGACCGATCAACTTGTCCGTGATCAGATGCTCCACGGTCCCAGACTTCAGGTCGGGAATCCAGAACCCACTCAGATCCGGTGCCGGAGTGGGGCCAAGGATGACCTTGAGCATGTAATGATTCACCGACTTACAATAGCTGCCGATGATGCTCGTCTTGCCGAGTCCCGGGTCAGACCAAATCCATAGGGGCGATGCGTCATCCGAGAAAGTGGGATCGGTCTGTGAGATACGACTCACTTCGAGAAGATTAAAGATATCAACTGCCATGATAAAACTCCTTATGATTAGATGGCAATTCCTGAACCAAACGTAGACATGTTCTGGTACTTGCTGATCAACTTGTCGGTCTTCTTGATGATCTCCTCTGCGTTATCGCCAGCATTCTTCAGCATGGCGGGGTTGTCCCGAAGCTCCTGTGGTTCAAGCGGGCAGATCTCCCTGATCAAATCTCGCTTGATCTCCTCGATCTCAGGATCATCGGTAAGATTGTTCGGGATGATCTTGTTCACCACATCACGAACATTCCCAATGAACGTGGCGTTGTGGAATCGGCCCTTCCGTCCACCCTTATACACGTCACGTTTCTCCACGATATTGGCGAGCGGGCCACGGATCTCGGCCAGCATTGACACGACAGCCTGCCGGATGAACCGATCCTGCTGCTCTTGCATGGACTTCCTCGTCCTCTGGATCTGAGCATCCGACGCACCGACTCGCACGTCAGAGTTCGGATCGGGCAGTTCCTTCAGGTCGATGTGGATGGCCCACTTCTCCTCCAGTGCCTTAACTGAGGGGAAGTCTGACTCGTTGAACATCCTCCCCATACCCGTGCCGTCCCTCCGTCTAGCCTCGATGATATCGGGGTAGATCTTGAGGAATTGCTGGTACATGTAGAAGTTCTCCTGCTTCATCTCCTCCAGCAAAGGCATCACCTTATCCACGACCGAGTACCGAATGATCACGGCAGGCGGGTCGAAGGGCAGACCGTGCTTCTTGCCCTCCTTCCGCAGCTTGGCCTGATGTGCCCGCACATCCTTCAGCTCCAGACTGAACAGCTTGTTTGTGACGTTGATCAATTCGGGGTCACAGTTGTAAGTGTGAGAGAGTTCCCCGATTGCTTCTTGGTTCTGCTTGGAGCCACCCGGCAGCGAGCAGTGGATTTCAAGAAGCTGATGTGAATCACGCAAAGACATAACTACTCCTAACTATATGAACTAGATCTAATTGTACATCAACACAACATGTGTTCAAGTATCAAAAAGATACTGTGGAAGACTTACCCGGGTAAATCTACTCCCGGTGCTTCCTAATAAAATCCTTCAGAGCCATGTGGCCCTCCGTCTCCATCCAGATGTTCTCCTTGGCGCTATCCGTTAGCTGGCTATACACCTGACGGTGCTGGTGGATATCCAACTGCCGAAGAGTTTTGATTGCCGGAGAAAGATCGATCATCCCTTTGAATGGGGAGCGGTCGTCGTACTGCATCTCCAGAACAACGACTAGATCTGCCAACTGGTCATTGTCCACTTCTTCGTCATCCACTCTCATTCTCCCATGAAAAAGCCAATGGCTAGAGCAGCCATGCTCATGCAAGCCAGAGCCCAGACCAGACCTCGCAGCGCACTCCCTTCTTCTGCGATGCGGTCACGCTCTAGCTGATCCATCAAAGCCATATACACAGCCCGATCCATTTCGTTTCTATCGTACTCATCATCCTCCGTTATCTGGTTGATGTACATCGGCTCGTACTCTCTCGATTCCTTCGTATCACTATCCTTCACCTTCACTTCATCCTCCTACTTTGTTGATCAAAAAGATCAGAAACAAAACGTAAACAACCACAGCAATTGCCATCGTCATACTCTCACCCCCCCCTGTTGGTTCGAGCTACACCTCGTAACTCATCTACCCACATCCTTTGCATCTTGCAGGGTGAACACCGGCTGGTACGCACCCTTGTTGAAGGCAGGGGCGACACACCCCGCCCTTCTCATCGCCTCTGCGGCAGCGGCCTTCGCTCCGCATTCAAGGCAGATCTTGTAACCCAGTTGGACCCGTCTCTTTTTGACGTGAGATCCGCACTTCACACACTTCACTTCGACTCCTTGATCGCCTTCCGATTCCGGGGGTTGGTGGCACCCTTGCCGGGGAGCTTCTTGTAGGTCACAAGCTCCACCTTCCGACCACCACCCTTGCCTCGCCCACCAGCGAAAGCCTCCGTCACTACTCGCACCACTCGTCCTTTTCTTCGCATCACTTCTCCTCCTTGATTCCCTTCTCGTCTGCCGAGAAGTAGTTCCCATTCGAGTCACACAGACCCATGCTGATCCCCACCTTGGTCGGCCCCCGCCAACTAACGGTGAGAATGTCCTTGGCCTTGGTGTGTGCCTCCTTGGCACTGCACGCCCAGACCTCGAAGCTAGGCGCACCCCTCGTGGTGGTTGCTCCCTCGGGTGTCTCGGTTTGCACGTCCGCCACCACCGTCCATCGAATATCTTCGGGATACGTCCATCGAATCTCTTTGGGCTTCATTCCACTCTCCTTTACCTGGGTAAATCTCACTCGTAGTGAGGCTTCGCATCCGGGAAGTTTTTCCCGGGATGGTTCTCGATCCTGACCACATACCTCCCATCGGAAAGCACCGATCCGATATCGGAGTTGCGCTTCTCGTTCCAGTCTTTGCAGCGGGCCTTGGCCTGTTCCACTGCTCGCTCGACATCCTCCTCCCTCTCGTCAGGGAATGCCTCTCCGTCACAGAACGAACCCATCGTGTAGTACCAGCCTCCCTCCTCGGGGCCGCCGTAGGCCCGGTCGATCAGGTAGACGTTCACGAAAGTTGTGTTGGGATATCTCGACATGGTTAAGCCTCCCACGCCCAGTAGTAGTCCCACTCGAAGTGGAGACCGGGCATCATCGGGCGATGGCCCGGGTTGTGTTTATCGAGCCACATTTGGGCGGCTCGGTAGTGGTTCTCCCTGATCGTGAAATCAGAGCGGCACTCGACAACCAGCCTCCTCGGCTCGTTTCCGAACTGCTCATCCTCGTAGACGACGATGCGAGCGGGGCGCGTCTCATTTGCCGGAAGTTGGTGGGTGCGAATGCATCCGAGTGTGATAAGTCCGGGGATCATTTCTCCTCCTTCCCGGGGAGATCCCCCAGCTTGGTGGTCTGACCCTCGTCAATCCACTCCCTCCGCTTCATCCTGCGGAGATGTTCCTCGGTTATCACCTTGGGAATCCCCTTGCGGGATCGCCGCTGGGTGATGGCCTTGGACTCTTCGAGACGCATGAACTCAGAGAAAAAACTTTTCATCTCGTACTCCTATCCGAATATGATGCCTGCCACATGGGAGAGATTGAGGTCGTACAGCTTGAGAGCTTTCTCGATCGGCTTCATCAGAAGCGCCACGCCGAGGGCGTCACCCCTCCGCGACCACTTCATCCTGAAACGGACCCCGAAGCTGCGGACGTTCGGACCCAGATCCGGGCTGAGCCCGCTGATTCGGATGCTGACGTACTCCTCTGGGTCATACGGGCACGGCTCCACATGCACGTCAACCCTGAACTTCTCGTTCATTTCGTTCCTCAATTTACCCGGGTAAATTCCCGGGCAGATGGGTTCTGCCCATCGGTCAAAGGGTGGTTCACCGATTCACCGATCGGCAGATACCGAGACCACCAGCTCGCCCAGACTACGGGGTCATGGCCGGTGGATTGCCACACGCTGCGGTCGCGCGCTGGACCGTGATCGTGTGGGCGTTAGAAAACTACGCGCTGGCCCTTGGGCACCCTAGGCTCACACCAGACCTGTCACATCTGACCTAGTTTTGCAGCCGTATCACAATGCGCGGCGGTGGTTCTGAGGCGCATTCGACGGCGGGCGTTAGCCGTAGATTTACCCGGGTAAATCACATGGCATTCCCCCGTTGGGCGGAACCATCCGGTGGCATCCCGTCGAATACACCCTGCTCAATCCGGTGCCCCGTCCCGGTGGGGCGAGCGATCCACACTGCTCTGCACTCATAACGCAGGGGGCAGGGCGGTCGCTGGATTGCAGGGTCGCCGCGACTCATAGGGTCGCAGACTGCATCCCGTCATATTGTGTGGGCAGATGACACGCTGACCGAAGGCGCCGCCCAGCCCCCGAAGTGGGCCGTTACACGTTCCAGACTGTCCGGCTAAGCCGTCCCGCCAGCACCCGCTAGGTCATGCTCGCGGCCCGCTCTGGTGCGGGGCATGTAGGTCTATCGTCCTCCTCGAATTACCCGGGTAAAACGACCGTCGAATTACCCGGGTAAAACTAACTGAAAAAAAATTTTCTCAGGAGTTCTGAAGGTAGGACAGCATACACTATAAGTCAATAGGTGTTCATAAAATAATTCTGTCAAATTCTGAGCCGATATTCGACCCACATCTCTCTGACCCACATCTCTCTGATTCTCGCGGGCGCGGGCGCGGGCGGGTACGCGCGCGCAGGCAGGCGCGGGCGCAGGCGTGCATGGGTGCGGGTGGGCGTGGGTGGGTGCGGGCATGGGTGCAGGGGTGCCGGTGGGCGGGGGGTCGCGGATTTACCCGGGTAAAACGAGAGGTGTTGACAGGTAGTGTCAAATGCTATAATGGGGCTCCACCCCATGAAGGGGTGGGCGGGGGACCCCCCCGCCACATAGGGCGCGCGACGCGCCCGGAAGGATGAACGAAATGGAATTGGTAGAAATCGCGAAGGCCGCCGAGAAGGCGGCGAAGGCCGGAGAGAAGAAGGTCGCCGACGCGGTCGCGCTGGCAGAGAAGGAATCGAACCTTCACTACCGGCAGGCCGAGGCCGAGGCCGCGGCGATCGTCCACTTTCTCACGGTGCCGATCGGGAAGAAGGGCGAAGTACTCGCCGACTTGATCCGATCGGGCAAAGCGATCGGGAAGGATACAAAGGCCCGACAGGCGGCGCGTTCGACTTTCGTCCGCGAAGCCTTCGCCGAGGCTTACGGGTACAAAGTCGACGCCGACGTCAAGGCGAACACGGTGCTGGATAAGATCCGAACGATTGCCAAGGCCTTCGCGACTCACTCCGACACTCGGTCGGCGATCGTGTCGCGAATCGACTCGGCGAAGGACGCCGAAGGCCGGGTCGCCGCAGTCGCCAACTTCATCGGGTCCGACTTCACGGTCGGCGAAGGTGACCAGTCGCGACCGCTCGACTCTCGGCGGATGCGCCTCAACTGGGCACGTCCGGCGAAGTCGAATCGCGATCGGCTGGCCTCGGCAGTGAAGGCTTACGCCAAGGCCGAGAAGGCCACGCGATCCGAGGTCGAGGACGTGCTTCGCGATATCGTGTCCGAGACGTTCGCCGCCGAGAAGGCTAAGGCCGAGAAGGCCGAGGCATCGAAGGCCGAGGCCAAGGCCAAGAAGGCCGCGAAGGCCAAGGCTAAGACGGCATAACGCCAAGGCCATAGGCCGAAGGAACCCCGGGCGGCGAAAGCTTCCCGGGGTTTTCTTTTGTCTGGATTTACCCGGGTAAAGTGACGAAGCCTAACAGGGTCTGAGGGTTTACCGATGGCGCGAAGGCTTTACCCTTGTATGACGGAGGGAACTAACATCCAATGCCTTTATCAGAACGCAATCGACGTTTCACCGAGGCCATCGTCTACGGGGAAGCGCCCAGTATTACTCAAGCTTTCAGGGACACGCGCCAGACCGAGGCGACACCGAAGAATGTCAGGGCGGAAGCTTCACGACTCTGGCGTTCGCCCGAAGTGCAACGGTACGCGGAGACTCTTCGACAGGACCTGTTAGTTCGAGGCCGAGCGCGTGCCGCCGCCGATCGCGAACGGATCGTTTCCGCACTCTGGCGCGAAGCGGAGTCAGCCGAACGCGCGTCCGATCGGATCGCTGCCTTGCGTACACTTGGAAGTGTCGGGACCATCGATCTCTTCGGGTCCGACCGATCGACGCCCGAGGGTGTCGGCCAGTCTTCGAGCGCCGCCGAGGTGGCCGCGTCGATCCACGCTCTGCTAGCTGACACGCTGGACGACCCGGAGGTTGGCTTCGAGCTGGATGTGACGCCCGACCCCCAACCCCCCTTGCGCGACGACGACCACCCCCACATCACTACACACGATTCTGCACAAACAATCACGGATTCTGTAGCTATTCCCCCGCAGGAAACCGTATCCGAGGATGCCTTAGATGGTATTACCCCGGAGGTGAAGCTTGTTGAGTTGAATCTGGATGCCAGTGGAGCTTTCGATGAATACGATTAAGCGCATACATGTGGATCAGCACGTTATACGGAAAAATATAAAAAACCCTTTAGGATCCTTACTGCCCCCGTGTACTGTGCAAAACCGAGGTAAATCGGTAAAAGGTTTTAGTGTAAAGATAGAGGGTCCGAGTGAAGTGATTTACCGCCCCGACAAGCCTTTAGGGTGCGGGGCGCGGCTTTGGGTAGAAACTAGATCTGCCGTAGACGTGGACGGTCTCATCATCGAGTAAGTCTCTACGATCCCTATTTTTTGAAAAAAAAATAAACTTTTGTAAGCCCGCGTACCTATTAAGTTTTCTGCCAGGGGCCATGTCTTTCTGGCAGTTGTCAAGGGGGGGGTCTTTGTTATACTGAGCCTGCTGGCAGTTCGTAGAAGGTTTCTACGCCAGAGAGACCTCTTGTAGAGACCCCCTCGGAGCCCTCTTCGCTTGGATGCGAGAGGGCTCAATTCTTTTTAGAAGGGGCGATCTAGAGGTCTCGGGTTTATGGGGAGAATTGCGTCTTGAGTACAGATCTGGATTTATCTGTTCTAGAGCCGTACTTGGATAAGCTGGACAGTCTTCCTTTAGAGAAGATGGAGCGTCTTAAAACTCTTGTAGAGCATTACAAGAACCTCAAGAAGCAAGAGGACTGCCAAGACGATTTTATTCAGTTCGTGAAGGCTGCTTGGCCGATTTTCATCGAAGGGAAGCATCACGAAATGATGGCCCGCGCTTTTGAGCGTGTGGCTCGCGGTGAGTTGAAGCGGTTGATCATCAACATGCCTCCTCGCCATACGAAGAGTGAGTTTGCCTCGTACCATCTCCCGGCATGGTTCTTAGGTAAGTACCCCGGAAAGAAGGTGATCCAAACAGCGCATACGGCTGAACTCGCAGTTGGGTTTGGCCGTAAGGTGAGGAATCTTGTCGGGAGCCCGGATTACCAGTCGATCTTCCCTGGGGTAAAACTCCAGCAAGATTCAAAAGCGGCTGGTCGATGGAACACATCTGAGGGAGGAGAATATTTCGCAATCGGGGTGGGGGGTGCAGTAACCGGTAAGGGTGCTGACCTACTCATTATTGATGACCCCCACTCCGAGCAAGAGGGTCAAAGCGCGGACCCAACGGTCTTCAACAGAACATATGAGTGGTACACGTCTGGGCCTCGCCAGAGACTCCAGCCCGGAGGTGCCATTATTATTGTTATGACTCGTTGGCATAAGCGTGATTTGACCGGGCAGATTTTGAAGTCCTCCGTTCAGCGCGAGGGTGCCGATGAATGGGAAGTGATCGAACTCCCTGCGATCCTTCCTTCCGGCAGCCCCCTCTGGCCTGGGTTCTGGTCGCTAGATGAACTGACGAAGCTCCGCTCCGAGTTGCCTGTATCGAAGTGGTCCGCTCAGTATCAGCAAGACCCAACCTCGGAAGAGGGCGCCATCATCAAGAGAGAGTGGTGGCGGCACTGGACGGAGGACTCCCCACCTCCCTGCGAGTTCATAATTCAATCTTGGGATACGGCATTTCTCAAGAAGGAGCGATCGGATTACTCCGCGTGTACGACGTGGGGAATATTTTACATGCCAGACGATGAAGGCCGGGATCAGCCCAACCTCATCTTGCTGGATGCCATGAAAGCCCGGATGGAATTCCCAGAGCTGAAGATGAAGGCTTTTGAGGAATGGAAGCGGTGGTCCCCGGACGCCTTCATCGTGGAAGCGAAGGCAGCGGGACTTCCCCTTATTTTTGAGCTGAGAGCAATGGGCATCCCGGTGCAGGAGTACACGCCTTCCCGGGGGAACGACAAAATTGCGCGCGTTAATGCTGTCTCGGATCTATTCGCTTCCGGGATGGTTTGGTGTCCCGACAGAAGATTCTCCGAGGAGGTCATGGAAGAGTTCGCGGCTTTCCCGTCTGGAGAGCATGACGACCTCGTTGACTCCTCGACTCAAGCGTTGATTCGTTTCCGGCAGGGTGGGTTTGTCTCTCTGAACACGGATGATGACGAGGATGACTTCATCCCCGTAAGAGCGGATTACTACTAATGAGTGAAAACAGAAATGGCGGTATCGCCTCTGCGGTTCCCCTGAACGCCAGGATTTTTCTTAGGAACTTATTTAGAGACCCGTCTAATACGAGCAGTCTCATTCGCGCAGAAGATTTCTCCGATGAGGAGATTAAAGAGATGCAGCGAAGAATAAGGTTTCACGAGAACCGGAATAAATTAGAAGAAAAACGCCTCAGGGATGCGTATGAGCATCATCAAGAGGTTTTTGCTCCCACTCCCGATGATCCGTTGCCTTTGCGTAGCGCCGAAAACGCTGCGGCTGAGTACAGAAAAAAACTTGCTTCTTTCAATAAAGATAGAAACAAGATCTCCGTTGAGCCGGACTGGAATGCGCCTGGGTATGGAACGGGTCCATCGATCCCCACCGCAGTCGGGCAAAGTTTTCTTTCTCCTAGCTACCGATTGAACACGACCCTGGGTCACTTCAACGCTTTTAAAAATGATGATGGGACTGTGACGATCAGAGATCCGTATGACTGGCTTTACCAAGAAGGTGATGCCGTAAAGAATGAAATAAAAGAGAATCCGTTTCGGTTTTTAGGAGATGCAGTTAAGTCGATTTTTCAACCCGAGGCAGCGGGAAACATATTGATGAGGACTTTAGCCAGAGACAAGCGTGGGTTTAGTGAATTCACGATACCCTACGAATAGGTAGAAATGCCTGCACCCAAGTACAACACATACCTGCTGCCTGAAGATGATGACCGTATCCCTGCGGGGTATCAGCTTCTTAGTATGCACATGGACGATGCAATCGACCGGAGCAGGAATCTGTACGACGACGTTCAGTCTCCCGAAGCGGATCGATATCGACATGTCATGGGTATGCGTAGGGCTTCCCTGGATCCGACAGTGGGTCCACTTCGAGCCTTCATCGGCGGAACCGGGCACGAGATAAACAACATCTTTGATGCGATTGTCCTCGGCAACTACGGTCAACTTGGTACCGACCGTAAGAGGATGCCCCCGGCAAAAGTTCTCAGAAATTCTTACGATGACATGTACAATAATCTGGTTGGGATTATGTCTGCGGTGAGAAACCCTGAGCCCATTAGAGGAAAAGAAGAAGTTCAAAGACTTCTCGACCGTGGCCGTATGCCTCTCGATATCAGGAAAGGTTTGGGTCGCGTTCAGCCTACCTATAAGTAATGCCGGAAAAGACTCTTTACTGGCAACAGCCTCAATCTCAACTGATTAATAGTTGGGAGTTCCAGTTCCAAAGAGCCGGGTCCAATGAGTGGGAATGGGTTCTCCGGGTCGAGCCGGTTGATGATTGTCTCGAATGTTTTCAAGCAATAGTCGAAATACCCGAATCGGCTTTGCTCATTAGATCTAGAGCGGTTGGTGATGATGGATACAGCGTGTGGTCAAACCACCTTCCTGTTCATCTGCCCGAACCAAGTTCAATAAATATTGCTCTTCTTTTTTTCGTCCTACTAAGTACATGCTTTAGAAGGAAACGATTTGGCGATTGAAAAAGCCCTTACAGATATGCCGATGAGTTCTAGCGATTTCATGGATGAGGAAGTCTCCATCGAAGTTGTGAACCCTGAGTCCGTCATCATCGAGGCGGAAGATGGCGGCATGATCATCGACTTCGACCCGGACGAGAGTCTGGCCGGAGACGAGTTCGACTCCAATCTTGTCGAGTTCATGGACGAGCAGGATCTCACTCGTCTGTCTTCGGAGTTAGTGGGGGCTTTTCTTTCGGATAAGGGCAGCCGGAAGGACTGGGAAGAGACCTACATCAAGGGCCTCAAGCAGCTTGGCTTGAAGATTGAGGACAGAACTTCTCCCTGGGAGGGAGCTTGTGGAGTCACCCATCCAATACTTTCTGAAGCAGTTGTGCGTTTCCAGTCTCAGGCGATTGGAGAAATTTTCCCGGCTGCTGGCCCTGTTTCGACCAAGATCGTAGGCCGCATCACGGACGAGAAGGCCAAGCAGGCCGCGCGCGTTCAAGAGTTTATGAACTACATGGTCACGGAAGTAATGACCGAGTACCGCGCGGAGACGGAGAAGATGCTCTTCAGTCTTCCGCTGGCAGGTTCCGCCTTCCGAAAGGTGTACTGGGACGCCAATATGGGCCGCCCCTGTGCAATGTTTGTCCCGGCAGAAGACTTGGTGGTGTCTTATGGGGCTTCGACCCTAGAAACTGCCGAAAGAATCACCCATGTAATGAAGCGAAACCGCAATGATGTGCGGAAATTACAGGTGAATGGCTTCTACGCGGACGTGGATATCGACCCGGACAACGGAAGCATCTCGGATATTCAAGAAGAGTACGACGATTTAACCGGAGAAAGCCCCGGATTCGAGAATGACAGCCGCTGCACCCTGCTTGAGATCCAGACTGACATCGATCTCGCAGGTTTTGAGCATACAAAGGACGGGGAAGAGACCGGAATCGCCCTTCCTTATGTGGTTACGATCGATAAGGGCTCTAGAAAAGTCCTTTCGATCCGCCGAAACTGGTTGGAAGACGACGAAAACTACACGCCCCGTCAGCATTTCGTCAGTTATGAGTACATCCCGGGCCTTGGGTTCTACGGATTCGGCTTAATTCACATGATTGGCGGCATTGCGAAGTCTGCAACGTCGATTCTTCGCCAGTTAGTGGACGCAGGTACGCTCAGTAACCTCCCGGGTGGCCTGAAATCGCGCGGATTACGGATTCGGGGCGACGATACGCCGATTACGCCCGGCGAATTCCGCGATGTGGACGTTCCGAGTGGTGCAATTCGCGACAATATCCAGTTTTTGCCGTACAAGGAGCCTTCCGGCGTCCTTTATCAGCTTCTGGGGAACATCGTCGAAGAAGGAAGGCGCTTCGCGTCCCTGACGGACCTCCAGATCAGCGATATGAACCAGCAGGCCCCGGTCGGGACGACTCTCGCGCTGCTGGAACGCTCCATGAAGGTGATGTCTGCGGTTCAGGCCAGACTTCACTCTGCAATGAAGAAGGAATTCGAGATCCTCGCGGATATCGTGAAGGATTATGCACCGCACTCGTACCCGTATGATCAGGACGGGAACGAAATGATGAGCCAGACGGACTTCGATGACCGGATTGACGTGATCCCGGTTAGCGATCCGAACTCTGCAACGATGGCTCAGCGGATCATGCAGTATCAGGCCGCGCTCCAGTTGGCAGGCACGGCTCCCCAGATGTACGACATGCCACTGCTTCACCGGCAGATGCTTGACGTTCTGGGGATCAAGGATCCTGACCAGATCATCCCGCTCAAGGATGAGGTGGAAGCCCGAGATCCGGTTACGGAGAACATGGAAGTTCTCAACAATAAGCCGGTCAAGGCATTCCAGTGGCAAGACCACGAAGCTCACATCCAGACTCATATCAGTGCGGTGCAGAACCCGCAGATCCTAGAGATGGTGAGTAAGTCGCCGAACGCCAAGGCAATCGAGGCGGCAATGGCCGCTCACATCACTGAGCATATTGCGTTCCAGTACAGAGCGGAGATCGAGAAGCAGTTGGGTGCGCCCCTGCCCCCGCTCGATGAAGATCTGCCCCCGGAAATTCAGAACCAGCTATCGGCTCTGGTCGCTCAGGCTTCGGAAAAGGTTCTTCAGCAGAGCATGGCTCAGGCTCAGCAGCAGAAGAATCAGGAGCAGGCGGAAGACCCGATTGTCCAGATGCGCCAGAAGGAACTCCAGATCAGAGAGATGGAGACGATGGCGAACATCGAAGAGAAGAAGGCAAGACTGCAACTCGATCGCGAGAAGATGCGTGAGAGAAATGATGTCGAGTTAACTCGTATCTCTACTAACAAGATGATCTCGGAAGAGAACAACGATGTAGAGATTGCCAAGAGTGAAATGGACGCTGCGGTTGATCTTGCTGAAACTGAGTCCAGAGAAAAGATCGAGGCGATGAAAGCCGACCTTGAACTTTTGAAGAACATCGAGTAAGGAGCAATATTGGACCCTGTTATAGACGCATTGCTTTTTCGTCTTTCAGAACTGATTAAAACTCATAATGAACATATCTGCGGTGGTTCTGTTGCATCTTACGAAGAGTACCGTCATATTTGTGGAATATTAAAAGGACTCCAGATGGCTGAGCTAGAACTCAAGGAAGTTATCAGTCTATCTGAGGAATCTTAATCGCCTAAACAGGGCGCAATGGCAAACGACGAAGGCCATTAACTTCCGTCGCAAAAGAGGGCAAAATGGCTGAAGCAATTCAGTACAACAATGAGGTTCCCGAAGAATCGAAGAAGCCCACTCAGTTGCCGGATCCGAGTGGATACCGGCTCTTGATTGCGCTTCCCGAAGTAGAAGAGACGACAGAAGGCGGTCTTTACATTCCCGGCGAACGACGAGACGCAGAGTCCGTTGCAAGCATCGTTGGGTTTGTTCTCAAGGCTGGCCCTGACGCTTATGCCGATAAGGAAAGATTTCCGCACGGCCCTTGGTGTAAAGAGGGTGATTGGATTGTGATGCGCGCATATTCAGGAACGCGACTAAGAATCCACGGTAAGGAATTCAGAATTATCAACGACGACTCTGTTGAGGCCGTAGTGGATGATCCGAGAGGAGTGGTGAGAGCATGAGTGCGGATCTGGACGATCTTATGGGTAATCCGCTCGCGGAGCCTTTGAACGTATTGGAAGATGACTCCGACGTTTTCGAGATTGATGTAGTCGATGATCGCCCCGAGGATGATCAGGTAGAGCCCCGCTCTAGCGAATCCGACGATAACGACTCAGAGATTGAAGAGGTTGGTGGAAGAGCCCAGAAGAGAATCAACAAGCTGAAGTACGAGTTCCATGAGGAGCGACGTTCCAAAGAAGCCGCCGAGCGAATGCGCGAAGAAGCCGTCCGCTACGCAGAACAAGTGGCTCAGGAGAACCAGCAGCTCAAGGAAGTTCTCGAACGAGGCGAGAAGGTTCTTATCTCAGAGATGCGCGGTCGGGCTGATGCTGCTCTCGAAAAGGCCCGCATCGATTACAAGACAGCGTATGAGTCCGGCGACCCGGATCAGCTCATCGTTGCTCAAGAGGCGTTGAATCGATCCCAGAGTGAAAAGATGATGGCCGAGAGGTCGGTGCCGCAGATGGAAAATGCGCCCCCGCCGCCTCCCCCGCCGAAGGCACCGGACCCCCGACTTGAGCGTTGGCTTGGAGATAACAGTTGGTTCGGTAAGGATCGAGAGATGACTTCGTTTGCATATGGAGTCCATGAAAAACTGGTAATGAACGACGGGGTAAACCCGGAGAGCGAAGAGTATTACCAGAAGATTGATCAGAGAATGAGGGAAGTCTTTCCCTCTCAGTTCGGCGTCGATACGGGTGCGGAGGAGCCCGCTGCGAGTCGTCGATCGAGTACGGTGGTTGCCCCGGCGGATAGATCGTCAGGGAAGCCCCGCAGAGTGCAGCTAACCTCCACCCAAGTCGCTCTCGCGAAACGGCTGGGTATCACACCAGAGCAGTACGCCAAGCAGCTCCTGAAGGAGATCGGGTAATGACTGAATCGCGCAATAACGGTGGAAGTTCTCGAACTAGAGAGAATGAAACCCGTGAAAAGACAAAGCGTAATACACCGTGGAAGCCTTCTTCCCTTCTTCCCAGCCCTGACCCGAGAGAGGGTCTGGAGTTTCGGTATGTCCGAGTCTCCATGCGGGGCGAGTCTGATAACAAGAATGTTTCTCAGGCTCTTCGGGACGGATGGGAACCTGTTGTCGCAGCAGATTACCCTGAACTCAAGGTGATCTCGGACAGAGGTAGTGACTTCCCCGATAGCGTAGTTATCGGGGGACTCTTGCTTTGCGCTCGCCCCACCGAAATCGGTGAACAGATTCGAGAGCATCAGGAGAAGGAAGTCAACTTGCAGATGGAATCGGTGGATCAGGATTACTTTAGACAGCAAGATCCGAGAATGCCGATGCTCAAACCTGAGCGTACTTCTCGGATCACATTCGGGAAGAACTAGCGTTAGATGTACTTGCGCCAAGTCTCCCGATTGATTCAGGAGAATTAAAATGGCCTACGGATTACGTCCGGTAATGCGGGCTGGTGCGCGTTCTCAGAACGGCGGCTTCGTCAAGGTTCAGATTGAGAACGACGAGAAGGCGAATGCCATCTATAACGGAAGCCCCGTGTTTTACACGGTTTCCGCATCGGCTAACGCATACGGTTTGAAGAAGAACGAAGCGCCCACCGATCAGGCGGCGGCACTTTCTTGCGGCGTCCTTGTTGGCGCTACCTGGGAGAATGCCTCCGGTGAGCAGAAGTGGGGCAACTACTACGACGGAACTGGGGTAAATGATAAGAGCTTTGCTTTTATCGCTCCGGCAGATAGTTATCTCTTTCAGGTTCAGGGCAATGCTTCCTTTGCTGACGATCAGGTCGGCTTCAAGCATCTGCTCTCTGGGTCTGGAGGGACGGACACTGGAGTCTCGAATCTGGTTGCTGTCAACACGGCTGCGAATGGTTCAGATGCCATTCTCATCAATGTTGGCGTTGTCGATAACGAGAACTCGACTTCCTCTACCCCTGATATTCTCGTGCGGTTCGCTGCTGCGGGTATTCAGACCACCCCGCTCTTCTAAGGGAGGTAACTAAATCATGGCTATTTCTAGAGCGCAAATGATGAAGGAACTCCTCCCGGGGCTGAACGCCCTGTTTGGGATGGAGTACAACTCTTACGAGAACGAGCATGAGGCCATCTACGAGACCGAATCGTCGGAGCGATCCTTCGAGGAAGAGGTCAAGCTGTCTGGTTTCGGTGCAGCGCCGGTTAAGTCCGAGGGTTCCGCTATCGCTTACGATACGGCACAGGAAGACTTCACCTCTCGCTACACCCACGAGACGGTGGCGATGGGCTTCTCGATCACCGAAGAGGCTGTCGAAGACAACCTCTATGATTCGGTTTCGGCACGCTACACCAAGGCGCTTGCCCGATCGATGGCTCACACGAAGCAGGTCAAGGCGATGTTCCCGCTGAACAACGCCTTTACCAACACCAACTTTTCGGCTGGTGATGGTAAGGCCCTCTGTGCCTCGGATCACCCCACGGTGGGTGCTTCGGATCTGTCGAATGTTCTCGGCACGGCTTCGGATCTCAACGAGACCTCGCTTGAGCAGGCAGTGATCGATCTGTCGGATTTCACGGATTCCCGTGGTCTCCAGATCGCTGCTCGCCCGAGACGGCTCATTGTGGCTCCGTACAACCAGTTCGTTGCTACGCGAATTCTCGACACGGAACTCCGTCCGGGAACTGCTGACAACGACATCAATGCCCTCCGTTCCAACGGAACGATCCCTGAGGGTTATTCGGTGAATCACTTCTTCACGACTTCGACGAAGAAGTGGTGGTTCGTGATGACGGATGTGCCGAATGGCATGAAGCACTTCACCCGTACCCCGATGCAGACGGGTATGGACGGTGACTTCGATACCGGTAACGTCCGGTACAAGGCTCGCGAGCGATACAGCTTCGGCGTTTCCGATTATCTCGGAATCTTCGGAAGCGGCAACGTGACCTGATACGCCTGAGAGGGGCGGGGCTTCGGCCCCGCCCTTTTCTTTGGTAGCTATGACTCCCATATCCGAAAGAGAAATAGGAGTAATAGAGCAGAAGATTTCTAACCTTGAGCATCGAGTTAGGAACGACAAGACTATCTTGAATGGATTACTTGACGAGATTGATTCTGTTCGACTTGAGTTGAACCAGTTCAAGTACAGAGTTTATGGCGTTTGTTCTGCTTGTGTCGTTTTTGTCGGTTTAGTTACTTGGGCTTTTGAGATGCTACACAGAGGTTCAGGTGGCTAAAAAGAAACCTGCCAAGAAAGCGAAGAGCAAGGTTAATCAGGCTGGGAACTACACCAAGCCGAAGATGCGAGAGGGCCTCTTTAAGAAGATCAAGGCTGGTAGCAAGGGCGGTAAGCCCGGCCAGTGGAGTGCCCGTAAAGCCCAGATGCTGGCTAAGGAATACAAGGCCAAGGGCGGGGGATACCGAGACTAATGGCTCTCAAGAAGTCTCAAAAGTCCCTAAAGAAGTGGACTAAAGAAGAATGGGGTACTAAATCCGGCAAGCCCAGCACTCAGGGAAAGAAGGCTACTGGAGAGAGATACCTTCCGAAAAAAGCCAGAGAAGCTTTGTCGGATAAAGAATACGCTGCGACTTCTAGAAAGAAGCGCGAAGACACCAAGAAGGGTAAGCAGTTTTCCAAGCAGCCTAAGAAGATTGCCAAGAAGACTGCGAAGCACCGGAAGGGTTAGGCATGGCTATCAAGCGCGGTAGCGAAACATTTTCCGGCTACAACAAGCCGAAGAGGACTCCCAACCACAAGACGAAGAGTCATGCTGTTCTTGCTAAAGAAGGCGACAAGATCAAGCTGATTCGTTTCGGTGAGAAGGGTGCGAAGACTGCTGGCAAGCCTAAGAAGGGCGAGTCGGACAGGATGAAGGCAAAACGTAAGTCTTTCAAAGCCCGACACGGAAAAAATATTTCCAAGGGCAAGATGTCTGCTGCTTATTGGGCAGACAAGGTTAAGTGGTAATGGTTGCTAAGAAGAAAGCTCTCACGAAGCGACAGCAAGAAACTCTCAAGAAGCATTCCGTTCATCACACGCCAAAGCACATGGCTGAAATGCGTAGACTTATGAAGAACGGAGAGACCTTTACTTCAGCCCACAAGAAGGCGATGAAGAAGGTCGGTAAGTAAAAGATTTCACGGAAACGTAAGTAGCGTTTCTTTGAATTTCCAAACCAGCCCATTGGGCCAGCTCTTAGAGCCAGTTAGGAAGAACAATGTCGAATAGAGAAATTAGAGGCACTCATTTTCAGGGTGCAATTTTAGGAAGTGATGCCGCAGAGGGCGGTCTTTTTGCTGACGTGCCGGTGGCGGCATTTGAACAGACTCGTACTCCGTATCAGCTTCAGGTTGAAGACTTTGACTACCCTTTTGCAGACGGACTTCTTGCCGGAGCCGGGTTTACGGTTACGAATATCGGCGCGGCTGCGAGCCCGACTGAAGTTGTAGACGCAGCGACTGGATACCTTCTGCTGAACCCTGGAACTGGCGATGATGACGGAACTCAGGTTGCTTACAACGCCGCTCCGAGTGGCACTGAAACTTCAACTCCGCAGTTGAACCTTCTTGGTCCGATCACTTCTACTGCTACCCTGATGGACAATCGTGAGATGATCATGAAGTTCCGGGTTGGTTTTTCTAGTGAGACCACGACTTGGGGCGGGAAGGCTTGTTTCGGTTGGATCACAACGGATACGAGCTTCATGGCCCCGGCTACCGGAGCTTTGACTATCGCTGCTGGCGGTGGCACGGGATTCCACGTTGGCGAAGACGGCGTTCTTGGCGTGTTTTCAACGAATGCTGCGGTTACTTCTTCGACGGCCACCGGCACTAACGTGAAGACGGACATTGCCGGTGTGACTGCGGGTGATTTCGTTTGGTACACCCTCGGGTTCCGTACTCGTTGGACTGACGCTTCGGCTGGCACTGGGCACACTGATTTCTATGTGAATGGAAAGAAGACGAACACGATTACTAACACTATGCCGATGGACTCCACGGAGGGATACTCGATTGCGTTTGAGTACCTGAACGGAGCAGCAGGCTTCAACATGGATATGGCTGTTGATTATGTTGTTAGTGGCCTGTCTCGCCCCGGAGCGTACTACCCCTACTCTGGTGGCAACTGGTAATCCTTGAACGACCCCCAGTGGTACAGGGATCTCACTCCCCAACGACAAGAGGCCGTAGATCAGACATTACATCTGGTCTGCGGCCTCAGTCTTTTTGCTTAGGGGTATCAAGTTGAGCGTTTACCCCACAGGATTAACGAATTACTTCCATCCCGATCCCATAGCAGACTCCAGCACTCGTACCTCGTTGCTGACTGGACCGCTAGCTCTTAAGAGTATTACATGCGGTGCCACGCTTAGTAGCGGTGATCAGGACGATGGCGGTTTCATATACAAACTTTTTGATGGAAGCACTGAGATATATAGAATATTTGATTGCATATCTTCAGGATCCGAATTCTTGTACAGTTCAGCTAACAGCAGATTTAATATCTTCTTTCCTCTTGCAGGCTTGAGAGTAAATTCATCTCTTGAGATATCAATAGAATCAGTTGGCACTATGACCAACCTCAAAGCTGTTGGAATCTCGGTTCTCTACAGGAGGTAAGTTGTGCAATCTGGATATGTAAAATCTGCCTACAAGAACGTGGCTTCATCGGATAAAAACGCCAGAACAAAGATAATCTCCTTGTCTAATGGAGATTTGTTTAGGTTGTTTCACGTTGAATTCCAAATTAGTGAAGCTCTTGATCCAGCAGAATTCTCTGGCATTTCACTGCACAACCAAGATAGTGACAGCTTGGACTATCAGTTTTTCAGAGATGAAGTCTATTCTTCTCATGAACAACATGACCCGTTCAGAACTGCGGCTTATATAGACTGCATAAAGATACCTTCAAATGGGGTAGACACTGTATGCACTGGTGATGGTATCTACTTCACTGGTCTAGGCGTGGGAATAAATTTTATATCTTTAACTTATCAAATTGGAAGTCAAGCGTAATATGGCTTCGTATTCATACGTTAAAACTAAAATAATCGAAATGAATAATTTAGATTCCGGCGCTAACAATATCCTTACTAGCCAAGGCTTAAGTAAGAATATGAGATTTTTTGGGATCTCTGGAAACTTGCTAAACGATAATGTAAATCAAACTTCAAAGTTGGAATTTTCAGACGGCACATCAGATCCTTTCTTAAGTGTAATCACAAGCACTGAGGGCGGCGAAGTAGAACGGAATGCTGGATTTTACTCAATGTACGATGATGACTCTTACATAAGAATTACCGATGGCCTGAATGTTAAGTACACAAATTCTACTGACGCCAATAATAAAGCTGACATTGTTATTACGGTTATCTACCAATGATCAAGAATGTAAACGGGTTCTCTACGATTCTTGATGTTGCTGGTGGAGCAACTGCTAATGAGACTTACGCAGTTGTGGCTAGTGGTCGAGTTGTTATCTCTTCTTTGTACATTGCCTGCGCGCCAAAAGATGATTTTAACGCTTATTGGAGATTCACCGAGTTCACTGAACTCCCCAGAGTTACCATCATGGATTCTTCTGATACGGATAAATTTTCTGTTTTGGCTAATCATGTAAGTGTGGGAGCCTCTAACTTTTCTAATGTTCACCCGTCTTTCCATAGGTTTATAAATCTCCCTGGATTTGGATTTAAATTAGACAATGGTCTTTCTTTAAAGTTGCAGGGTAAAGGACCGGATACTTCGGGGGGTGCCGCATTTCAAATCTCATGCGCGGTAACATTTCAAAGTTAAGTTTAGATTTCCCTAGTTCATCAAGGTCAAGAAGCTAGTAAGATTATGCAAACTGAAGATTCTTTAAACGTATGGTCTTCCGCATTGTACAACCAAGGCGGAGTTGACCTAAGAGATAATCTCGATGCCGTACCTTCTACTGGGTCAGCTATAAAAATAATCTCTGGTAGGGTTGCTGTTCATTCAATATCTGTATCCCGCAGCACGCAAGGTAATTCTTCTGCGGCTGATTTTTTTAACTCAAGAGCCTATAGACTTTGCTCTTCCTCTACTCTTGCCGACATAGCTTGCAAATTTTTAGGGATGAGAGTCTCATCTTACAGATCTCTCTCTACTTCAAATATTGAAGTGGGAGGAAACGGCATTTTGTTTGAAGATGGGGTTTATCTGGCTGCGGACGCGACTGCTCCTGATGGGTCGAGCACAGCAAAAGATACAGGGTTAGCTCTTAATATATTTTATACTGGCGGGGCAAATACCTAATGGCCGTTTACCCGGCTGGGGTAAAGCAGTATTTCAGAAGTGAACTGACCGTAGATGACGGGAAGGTGACTGCTGTAAATCGGCCTTGCGTTGTGAAGTCTATCTCCTCCGCACCTTGCTCCTCAAAAGAAACCGGGTTTGAAGTAGGGCCGTCTCTATGCCTAGAGGTATACGATGGCGATGACATCATCGTAGTAATGGCTGGAAGTGCGCTCGCGAATTACCTTTGTACAAACTCTTCTATATTGATTCCTGCTGATGGGCTCAGGATAAATAACTACTTGGCTGTCCGGTGCAATCAGATTGTTTCCGGCAGTGGGACTGGCACTATGAACAAACAAGTCAATATAAGAGTGGCTTACCAGTAGATTTTGCATGCAGTCAACAGACGTTGTAAGCAAATATCAAAACATGCACTCCAGCCCTACTGGTGATATCAAGCTGGTAGACATTGGGGATTTTGGTTCTTGTAGAATTTTCTCTGTTGTTTGGTGCCCATTCAGTCTTGATGAGGATGAGCATCCAAGAGTGCAGATTTGGTCCGGTGATCCTTCTGACGGGTCTTCTTCTATTCTCTATGAAGATGGAACTGCTCGGGGAGGAGAAAGCAATATTGGTTCTATTACTCAAGCGGGTCAGCCGTTTATGGATTTTTCTCCTTCACCGGCTAATTACTTTCTTTCCGAAAAAGATGTATGGGTCAGAGGCGTATCTCCCGGCGTTAGAAACGTCACCGTAACCTATCAGTTGGGTGGATGAGCCTTGTCTATTGGTTACTGCAACACATCGCATCAATCCGTATATATAGATACTGCTGACACAAGAGTTCAGTTTAGCTCTAGCTTGCCTACTAGATTTAAATTTTTAGGTTTCATTTTCTTTTCTTCTCTTAACAATCCTACAGGAACTGCCGGAACTATTGCTGAGTTTAAAATATTTGACGGGACAACCTCTTCTGATCCTGCTTTAACTTTTTTTATGCCTTCTGGTCAAGTAAATAGTCTGTCTGCAAATCAAGGTTCGTACATGATGATGGACGACAACTATATACAGTTTGATAACGGTTTGTATTTAGAAGTAACTAGTACTGGATTTTCAACTGATGCTCAGAGATTTGAACTAACCTTGTTCTACAGTTAGCAGAAACATGAAACGTGTATACAAATGTAAAAGCAAGGTTGTAAAGGGAATTGTTAACCAAGGGACTTCAGGAACCACAACAGTTACTGAGGTTCTTGTCCCTTCTGGTCAAAGAGCTTGCCTTAGGTCTTTTTCTGGATTCTCAACTACCTGCCTCTTTCAAAACGTCGCAATAAGTTCTGCTAATAAAACAACTCTAGTTAGTGTTGAGTTTAAAAAATCTTCAGGCTCAGTCCTTCTTGAAATTTTCCTACCTGTTTTCACGCCGTCTAACTACGCAGAGTTGGGTGCGAATGGCGGGCTTGGTTGTAATTTCCATATCCCTGGTCCGGGGCTTCTGTTTGACGACGGGCTTACTGTAGAAATGACTTTGCCCGCAAACTCCGCGACGGGGGCCACCACTGGCGGTCAAGTAGGCGGATTGCTTAACGTGGTGTATTCTTGATGACAGAAGATTATTGCAAAATATGGTACAGCGAAGACCCTTATGACGTAGGTGGTTCGACAACTCCCGCTACAGGCGTTCAAGTAATAAGCGGAAGGTCTAGAGTTCACGCATTTTGGGTAATGAACCGCTGGGTAGATTCTTCTACCTCCTACACTTTAACAAGGCCGATGTCCCTCCTCGACGCTGCCAGCGGAAACGAGCTTTACAAGTCAGCTTTTATGAACCCTGTAGGTGGTACTGATTCGGGCTCCTCTAAGCCTTTAGCAAATTACTCACATTACTTTGGTGGGGACGGGATTTTATTTCCCGATGGGGTTTGGTTTGGTGTGGATGCAACTGATCAAAGTGGTTCTTCGTCCGCTTCCTCCAAGACGGCCATGTATGTAGCGATAGTCTACACAGGCGGGGTTAATACCTGATGTCTCATGTAACCCCTACTGCTTTTTGGGCTTCCCTTGGCATGATAGCTACTGCCATCGGAGGCCTTTTTACTATGCAGACTAGCCATGCGAACGATAATGGTCATGACAATCTTGCTGGCAGAGAAGACCTCTCCCGCGCGGAGTTAAAGCTTGAGCGCGTAGCGACTGAAGTAAATCATCACACTCGACTCCTTGACGAGATGAGAGTGGAAATAAAAGAAATCTCAAGACGACAGGCAGACTCAAGCCAAGAGATCTTGGAGGCTATTCGTGGCAACTAGCGGAACATTCGCATTTAACCCAGATATTTCTGAGCTTATAGAGGAAGCTTATGAGCGGGCTGGTCTTGAGCTTCGCAGCGGGTACGACTTCAGGACTGCCCGACGCAGCCTGAACTACCTTCTTCTGGAGTGGCAGAACAGGGGCATCAACCTCTGGACGGTCGAGCTTTACGGAACTCCTATTACTCTCGTTGAGGGTCAGGCTGATTACAACATTGATATCGATACTGTTTCTCTGCTTGACCTCATGCTTCGCACTGACGATGCTGATGCCAACAAGCAGACGGACTTTCATCTCAGCAGGATTTCTGAATCAACTTACTCAAATATCCCGAACAAGCTAAGCAAGGGGCAGCCCCTTCAGTACCTGTACAATCGAATTGGGATCAAGGATTACAACCCTTCTGACGGCAGCGACCGCAACTCGACGATAACGGTTTGGCCTGTTCCTGATAAAAGCTCGACGTATAAGATTTACTACTACCGGATTCGCCGGATGGCTGACGCCGGGAGTGTTGGGTCGAATACGATGGATGTGCCGGATCGATTCATCCCTTGCCTTGTGGCAGGGCTGGCGTATCAGCTTGCAATGAAGCGCCCGGAGTCTGCCCAAAGACTTCCGCTTCTCAAGTCTTCTTACGAGGAGCTTTTTCAGCAGGCGGCGGAGGAGGATCGAGTTAAGACTTCAGCCCGGTTTGTCCCGAATGTGATGAACTACTAATGGCTAGACCTTACGCATCCGGCAAACATGCGTTTGGCTTCTGCGATATCTGTGGATTTCGCTATCCGCTTCACGACCTCAAGGCGGAAGTGTCGAATATGGAAAAGACTGGGGTCATGGCATGTGATGAGTGCTGGAGCCCGGATAATCCCCAAAACCAACTGGGTCGGCACCACTTCGATGACCCGCAGGCTCTTCGCAATCCCAGACCTGTTGGGGCCATTAGCGGACGGGACAGCAATGACATAGTTCAGTTATTCAATTCAAATACGACAATTGGTGGAGACGACTGGAATGGCTTGGGCGGTTCTGGTGGAACTGCCACAACGACAATCGACACGAGTAATGACTGGGTAAAGATTGCATACTCAGATTCTTATGATCCTCAGTTCAGGACACTTAATTTCTTCCAGCCTTTCCCTGCTTCCGAGAGGCCTATTGTAAAAGTAAGATGGTTCAACGAAGGGGCTACTTCTGCGATAGTAGACGGGCTTACGGCTGGGATTCACCAGTTTTTCTGGGCAAATACAGATCAGCCCGGATTTTCCGGTGACAGGGTTCTCAATATCCCAATTGATCCGAATGATCTTTTACAGATGGGAGAGGACTTTTTTGAGGTTGAGTTCGATTTATCCGATCAGGCAGAGTGGTCCGGCACGATTAACAAACTTCGATTTGATTTCTTTAATGCTAATTCGTCCAATAGAGTGAACTTTGATCTGTACATAGAATGGATAAAAATCCAAACAGTCCCCAGGACTAATCTCTAGGAGAGAAAAATGCCCAAGGTAGGAAACAAGCATTTTGCGTACACGAAGGAAGGTGAGAAGGCGGCTAAAGAGAAGTCCGCTAAGACCGGACAGCCTGTCAAAAACATGAAGAAGTACATGGCGGGCGGTATGCTCAACCTTTCGAGTGGCCCTGGCTACCCGAAACCTAAGACTGAACAGGTTCGCGGAGCTGGCGCTGCAACTCGCGGAAAGAACTTCCGCAAAGTCTAGGCTGATTTAAAATGAACTACGGCGAGCTAAAGACTGCAATCGAAGACTACTGTCAGAATTCAGAGTCTACTTTTGTAGCCAATATAAATAACTTTATCATTGCTGCTGAAGACAGAGTTTTCGGTGCGCTCGACACTCCGTATTCATTTCAGGAAGAGGCGACAGTAACTCTCTCCTCTGGCGAAGCGGACTATGATTTAGGAAGCAATCCTGACTTTTTAAATCTGGCTGGCGTTTTGGAGATTCTTTCTATTCGGATCTCAGAGAGTGCCACCGGACAGTCGGGAGGTGTGGAGTACGGACCAGCTAGGTACTTATTGAAGAAAGACTACGATTTCTTGCTAGAGGCCTACCCTGGCTCTGCTTCTGCTGCAACTCAAGGAAAGCCTAAGTATTACGCTGTCCCGGGTAGCTCTATCCAGAGCAACTCTTCGGCTAGTCACTTTGGTGCCCCAACCCTCAAGATCCGCTTGGGGCCTATTCCCAATACGACTTACCAAGCGACGGTGACGTACTACAGGAAGCGTAGCGAAGACTCCATTACTAATAACAGCACTGATTCTAATGTGACTTGGCTGTCCTCAACTTTCCCGGATTGCCTTATGTATGGCTCGATTGTTCAGGCTTATACCTTTATGAAGGGTGAGCCCGATATGATCCAGCTTTACGAAAAGCATTTTATGGATTCTTTGACGATCGCCAGAAATGTAATGACTAAATCGGTGGCTAATGACAGCTATCGCCCCGGCTCGATGCCCCAAGTTAAGGGTTAATTAGATGGCAACTACTTTTTCTCGTGGGTTCAAAGTAAAGCTTATAGGCACGGGCCTAGAGGCGGGCACTTGGGGTACTTCTACGAATGAAAACTTCAAGCGTGTAGACCAGTACCTTTCGGGTGTTGCTACGTCTTTCAATGTGGTCAGCCCCAATCTCCCCTCTACTTTCTCGGGGAACACTCTCAACTGGTGCCTTGGCGACACTACGGATGCTTGGGAAGATGGCTCTGAGGGCAGGTATCGATTCGTCAACTTTACGGGTACTCATGGTGCTGACGTAACGGTAAAGATTTGCGGGAACACTTCTGCTGTCCAGAACACCAACCGCGTCTATTGGGTAAAGAACAGCCTCGGGAGTTCGCGCAAGATTGTTTTAGATGGCGGCTCCGGGACTTACACGCTCCAGAATGGATCGACCGCTCTCATCTACTCCGATGCTTCCGGGAATGTCGGGAACATTCTTGATGACTTGCAGATTGGCGGCATTGACTTCCGAAACGCAGCTTCGGTCATAACCCTGAAAGATGATGAGGCTAATGCCTTAGCGATCAAAGATGATGGTAATGGGTATAACTACATTCACTTTGATACCCAGACCAGCGCGGTTGAGCATGTTGCCCTTGGCTCGACTAACGTAGACACGCGGATTGAGTCTCCCAAAGTAGATTTACGGTCTACTGCCACCACTATCTACATGAAGGACACCGAAACTTCTTCCTTGAAGTTTACTGAAGGTTATACGGGGACTCCGAAAGACTTCATTACATTCGATACGACCAATAACAAGACGATCATCGGCCAGACTCTCGATATCGACACAGCAGAAGTCAATGTAGGAACTCAGGCTACAGATATCGTTCTGATGACCGATAACGCTGCGGCTTTGGAGTTCCGGGAGACGAACACCTCCGGGTCTAGGTATCTGAGCTTTGACACCTTGACCCCCAAGATCCTTGCGAGTGTCGAGCTTGAAGTCGATGGAGCCTTGGATGTAAATGATGCTGCTGACTTTTCGGGTACCGCTGACTTTTCAGGTGCGCTTACGGCAACTGGGACAACAGTTGTCCATGATTTAGCGGTAGGTGACGGAAGTGCTATCGGGGTTATCCAGACGAACGGAGATTACGGTCTCCAATTAGAAACTGGAAGTTCTCCCGGCAGTAACATCCTCATTCAAAATGGAGCTAATGGGAACGTAACTATCGCACCCGCTGGCACTGGCGCTGTTGTCGTTACCGGGGATTCTTATGTGAACCTTAGTTCGACTGTGGGGACTGGCGGGTACGGCCTTTTCTCCAATAGTGGCGTCCTTGAAGTATCGAACACCAACAGCGACGGTTGGGGCCAGCCTTACCATGCAGGAATGGTCAGTGGGGAAGGTGGTTATTTTGAAGGCTCAACAGCTTATACCGGGGCGGCGACGTATACATTTGATACCAGTAGTCTTTCAATAAGTTCTGGCAGCAACCCGTCTATAGTTCAAGTATTCTTAAAAAGAACAGATGCTTCTTCTGATCTTGGTTACGCTCAAAATGACTTCGTGGAGGTTTGTTCAAGAACTCTGTACACGAATAGCAGCAGAGGCGTAATGATCTGGTCTAGTAATACTTATGTAAAAGTTTTAGTTTCCTCTGAGATAAACGGTCTCACTACATCAGGCAGCGAGTCAACATTCAGTGCTGCTGGCGGGTGGTCTTTTGTAGTTAGGGCTTGGAAGTAGCTTGTGGCAATAAAAAAGTTCCCTTTGCCGCCCGGAATAGACCGAAACCCGACGCAGTATGCATCGGCTGGTCGATGGTATGACTGCAATAATATTCGGTTTCGATCTAATCAGATCGAGACTATCCGGGGCTGGGTTCGGGATAGCACCTACGAGCTAGATGGTGTCGGTAGAAGGAGCTTCACTTCCCGGGATTACTTAGGGAATAACTACCAGTTCGTTGGCACAGATAGAAAGTTTTACATCATAGCTGGCGAGAATCCTGTAGACATTACGCCCATCAGGGAGGCCAAAACTCGCGTCAACCCGGGCGGCAACCTCTTACAGATGGTTCTTGATGGGAGTTCAGCGACTGCCTTAGTCAAAGTAACCATGAGCGGGCATGGTCTCGAAGCAAACGACTGGATCACTTTTACTGATACGTTTGCCGGGCCTTCATCCCCTTACACCTCTGCTTTAATGACTCAGAACGCGGGGTTCCAAGTATTTGGAGTGGATGATGCCGATAATTTTACAATCTATGTGGTGGATTCATCGACAGGACTCCCCGTAACTGGAACAGGAAGCGCAACTCAGTTCTGCACTGATTACACGATCGTAAAGAAGATCAGTTCTGGTCTTAGCGCACAGGTTCAAGGGCAGGGCTGGGGCGCGGGGTTCTGGGGAGGCGATGACTATCTTCCTACGGTTTACACACCCACTGCGAACAATGTTGCTTCCACGAATGATAATCCGGTCTTGGTCTTCACTAATACAAATCAACCG